CAGGAATAGTTAGCAATTCATCGTGATCCATAAGTCTGAATCCTGAATTATATAAACTACTGCTACCGTTTTTATATATAGGATAGACATACCGTTGTGATGGTATTATTTCTAACACATCACAACGGTCTGGAAAAATGATGTTATCAGATTGAGATAACATCCAATCACCTTACTGTTTACTACGATTCCGAATCATGGCCAAGATATCCTCAGCTCGCTGACTGGAAGGTTTGGCGTCGGCTTGCACAGGTGCAGTGGCTACTGGTGCATTATCTTCTTCGTCAGCATCAAATGGCGGAGCAGATTGTACAGGTGCCGGTGCTGCTTTTGCTGTAGGAGCAGATGAATCAGTGTCGTCACCGCCGCGACCTTGAAAGCCGCTAGGCTTGAAGTATTGACTCCAACGATCTGGATCATATGCTTGACCGTCTACACTGGCTTCAAACATTTCCTTAAGAACTTTAAGTTCTACTTCGCCTGGGCGCTTGGGCAGGAAGTCTGCGAGATTATAAAGACCAAAGCTATCAATTGCACCTTGTTCTTGTGCAGTCAATGCAGTTTCTTTACGACTCCACTTGGAAGTACTGTAGTCTGCGTAACCGCCTTTACTTGTTTTGGTAACAGTAAAATCTAATCCGGCGGTGTAATCAGTAGGCATGCTTTCTAGTTCTGGATCCATTAGTGCAGCCTTGATTAAATTAAAGATCTGGGGACTAATAACGAATCTACGAATAGGATTCTCAGGTGTTTTGTCGTCCGCCAGTGGATTCTCTCTTACAAAACCTTGGAACAAGTATGACTTCTTCTTCCAATACTTGCGACCCATTTCTTCAAGACCTGGATCTTTGAACCAAGTACGAACTTCGGCCAAGATTGGGCAAGCATCGCCGTACATTTCTACACAAGGTACTTGTACAACAACTGGCTTAGAATCAGCTTGTCCTTTGATACCTGCAAACGGCAAACGAATCATCAATCGCTCAACCCAGAAGAATGAGTTCTGTGTGTTAGCGTCTGGTAGGAATCGGATTTTGCTGCTTGAGCCTTCTGGAATGTTCCAGTGTGCATAGATGGCGTTATCGCCTTGTGATTGTCCGCCTTGCGAACGTGTTTCTTGCGCTTGTAGTTTAGCGCGAATTTCTGCTAAAGATGTGGCCATAATGTTTCTCCTTATAAAATGCCATAATGTTTGTGCCTAGATATACAACTGCACCGTGCAATTGTATAACAAGTGTATTTAGCGTGTCAACAAAGTTTCTACAAAAAATTTTCTATTATGTTCAAAAGTATCATGCAACGCCAAATGAATATCAACCAATTCCTGCATTGGCATTTTGGCTAACCTATCTATTTCATTTAGTATAGCACAAAATCTATCTTGTATATTGTGAATAGTATCATACGATTCATCTATGTAAGGAGCAAAAGTTTGAAATCCTTCGTCTTGCAATCTAGCCAAACTTTTTACGCCAGACCATAACAAGAAAGGTTTACCTAAATAAAAATTCTTAATTGTTTTTTCTGTGTAAAACTTGTTTGTGTAAAAATCAGTTTCTGCTGCAATTTCTATAAAATAATTGTTATAGTGAGCTCCTATTGTATTCAAGCTTTCTCCGTATGGAACCCAATTGTTGGCTTGTTGAAAATCTAAAAAAACAGGACACTTTTCTTGGTACCAATTAATATCGTCTTCAAATTCTTTTAAAAATCTTGAATTGTAATACCCATTTATAGAATTAAATGCAAGAAAACTTTGATCTTTATAATTATCATACAGGTGTCTAAAAAATTTTAATCTATAAATATCGTGCCTGCCATACAAAGCGGCAAATTTTTTCTGAAATAGATTTGTAGATAAAGGCAAATTTTTAATTTTGGAGTAGCACAATGATCCCCACATTTGTAGTACATCCATCGGAATGTATGTTGTATTATCCAGGTCCAAATTTTCATATCCGTAAATGTAACAGCTTTCTTTGGTCAATGACAAATCTGATACTATTATTTTTATTGCTTCACGAATACCAGTTAGATTACAATTTACACCATCTCTTATTAAAAATACCATAATATGATTCTTGTACCCACTTAATATGTACAAAAACTCATTCATACCCTGATTCTGATAATTCCTGTTAGTAAAATAATCTAAATCAACAATGACCAAGTTATCTATAAACGACACCAAAGTGGGTTCAAATGTTGAATTTGATATCAAATCGTATACTTGCTGCGTATTCATAAAATAAATTTCTATTGTAAATCAATCTTGGAAGTATTTTTTTATATAGCTCTGCTAAATCAGAATGGCATAAATCTCTGACTACCTGACAAATAATTGCATGATTTTTGAATTTGAAACCAGTTGCATTATTCATTGACAATTCATTGACTGGAAATATATCATCAAAACAATCAAATCCAGTTTCTTTCAACCACCTATAGATATTTGGACTACCATTAATCACAAACGGTCTTAATCCAATTATTGGTTTATATATTTTTTCGCTTAAAAAAACATTGGCACTATACTCATACTGAGTTTCGCTTACTATGTTCAAAAAATGTGAATTCCAAATATCCATTCTACCTAGACTAAAAATATCATTTGGTATTCCTACGTCTCCTACAATATCGCTGCTGCCATAATTCAAATAATCTTCTATAGTGTCGTTTACTGTATAATCACTGTCCCCTAATGTAACTACACCGTATTGAATTAAATTTTCTAGTTCAAACATTTTTATCAATTCAATTCTGTGGCGATGTGGTTTTCTATTGTAATTTACAAATACATGTTTAAAGTCCGCAGGCTCTAGTTCTTCAAGCGTGTATTTGCGGAAAAAATAGTGGCACATCATGGCCCAAAAATCAAACGGTATTCCTGCGTCAATATAGCCAAATTTAACCACTCTTCCGGGTAGTGTCTCCAGTAAGTTTTCTATTGGGCCAAGCGGGTCTGACAAACTACAAATCACAGTCAAGTCTGGATTAAGTTTTGAAATATCTTGAATCAAGTCAGTTGGTTCGTGCCAACTAGGTACTGCTACTATGCAATTACTGTTAAAATATTGAGTGTTGATTTGATCTGCTACACTGTCAACAATCTCGCGTTCAAGACGGCCAGCACGCCAGGCAGGATTAAACCCACCGTAAAATTTTGTTATTGGCATATATTATTTTAAGCCGGCCAGTTTCTTAAGAAAACTCAGTTCCTCTTGTACAACTGGTGTGTCCATGGTAGAGGCACCAACTGGTTGCGGTGGTGGCGCAGGAGGCTGCGGAGCTGTTGGTTGAGTATTTGCGTTTTGTTGTTGCATCATTGCCAACAAGCCCTGTGCTAGTGCTCGTTCACCGTTTGACATTAACCAACCAATAATAGTGTTTCTAATGTCTGCATCTGGACCTTGTACTTGCGACAATTTTTTAATTGAGTTTTGCAGGTCTTCTGAACCCAAGTCTGGAATACCGTTAATAACAGCAATACCATCTACACCATCCATGCCTGCTGCAATTGGTTTTTGAAATAATCTTTCCAACTCGCCTTCTGACATATCATCTGAATCAGAATCCCAAGTGGTTTCTGTAACACCCGTGGCCCAAGATTCAAATTCTGTGGTTTCTTCTGTGTTAATTCGTTTCCTATTTTGATAGGCTTTGTATACATATGGAAGTGCTTCATTGAAACGATCGTCGTAAATCTTTTTAACAAATCGTTCTCTTAGTTCGTCTATATCTACTTCTTCACCTATTTCACCCGGATCGTCCATCATGTTCATTAATAATTCTTGCCCATGGCGGCCTTGAAACTTTTTTAAATTTTCTTTTACTTCATTGTATCTATGCATTGCAGCTTCTACCATGCCAGTGGTTTCTGTATCCTCAAATGTACGGTTACGCATAGCACGAACAAAGTGTTTCATTGATGCCATTTCTCTAACCATTTCGTTTATGAGATCGCTGCCTTCGTCGCCGATCCTGCCGCCGTGACGCAAATGATTAGCTGTAGCTCTAGCACCGTGTAAGTTAGTATGGTCTAGTAGGAATCTTTCTCCCACAGGAGTTTCAATAAACACATGTTCAATCTGTCTAGCACGATCGCCGCGTTTTTCTGGATTGATTTGATCTCTATGTTTAATAATAATTTTATGTGTGCCAACATCGCCAAAACTCATGCGCTTGTTGTTGCCCATGCCATACAAGCGACCTTCACTGATGGCCAATTCATCTTTGGTGAAAGTTGCATCAGAGCCTGCTTGCTGTCTAATATCTTTAAAATCTAAGTTACTGCGATTGATATCTCTTGTATCAAAAGTTAACATGTTTCTGCGGGCAAAATTCTTCAGATCGCGTAAAAAACCAAACCATTCTTTTGACTGTGCTTCATCCAAGCTGTCTGTGATATTTGACCCATAGTAAATTTTCAGGCTGTTTTCGTCAATTAAACTAATGGTTACATTACCAAAGTTTTCGCCATCCGAGCTGATATAATCAAAGTTGAAAAATCTAGCTTGTTCTGGATCTGTAATTCTTTGGGCTTTATCGTCGCCAATATTAACGCTGTCAAAACGGCTACGGATTTTGTCAAACAGTGCTGCTGATATTTTGTCTAGTTCACGCATAATGTATTATTTATCGTTAAATCATTATAAAAGGCATAGGTGCAATATAGTCATCTGCGTTGTCGCGCATCTTTTCATCTAGATCTGCATCATAGCTTTGTAGAGCCTGTATAATTCTCAAGCTCAACAGGGTAGCACTTACTAGGTCGTCTGTTTCACCTATTTTGGCTGCAAATCCCGCGCCGCTGGCCACAAATGTTTTCAACTCACTGATCAAGTTCTTGCTGCATATGGTCATCTTACGGTTCTCGACGAGATTTTTAAACTTGGCGCAAACTGCTAGCTTGCTCTTGTTGGTAGTTGTAAATCCTTTGCGATGCATTCTAGCTTGCCCGGGTCGGACAGGTTGGCTCAAGAAAGTGCCCTTGATATTTTCTTCGCCAAATTCAGCAATTACAATTAGGGCAGCTTCCCCTAGGCTATTGTTTTCTACACTATAATAAATGTCATTTTGCGTGCCAATTGATTCATGGATATATTCACAAATTTCTTTCAGTATTGTGATTTGTCGTTGTATCGGAGTTTTGTTGTGTTGCCATTCGGCTATCTGAATCATGGTGGGTAATTCAAAAACCTGAATAGCTGCATAGTCACCGCCTGTGCCCAGGCTGGGATCTAGGCCAATTGCATAGGTACGATTTCTTTGTGGTCGTTGAAACCAACGCACCTGCCCTTGCTGTTCAATTGGATCGCGCCCTTCTAACTCACTCAGCGTGATGCTGTTTATCAGTGTTTCATCATAAATCAAAAATTCGCAGCCGTGTTCACGCCTAAAGCGTTCTTCACCGATACGACCAATTTCTTCTGCTTTCCATGTTTCGTCACGATCTGGATGTTCCCACCATGCGGCTTGGTAGCCTCGGAATCCATTTATTCCCAGCCCATCAGGTCGCGGATTTCCAAATTCGTCTATGGTTTTGTTTGCCTGTTTCCATATAAAAGCAAATTGATCTTCATCACTGTTAGGAGTTGAAGTTATAATTGCTTTACCACCCGTGCTCAGTGTGGGTGATATGGAAGTCCAGAATTCTTTGGCAATAGTGGGCCTAACGAACGCAAACTCGTCACAGTAGAGCAGTGTAATACTCATACCTCGACCAGTAGTTTCAGTGGTGGTTTGACTGACTATACGACTTCCGTTTTCAAAGTCTATAGATCCTTTGTTGTAACTGGTAACACCTGCACGGACCCAGTCTGGGCATAATTCGTATGCATATCTCACACGCTGCATGATTTCCTGAGCGCCGGTATATTTGTGTGCTGCAATTAGAATTGTGCTGTCCGGACGGAACATGGCAAACCATAACAGGTAACCGGCAGCACTTGTAGTCTTACCGGTTTGTCTGGGCATCAGGCTGATACTGAATCTGTTGTTATGATAAGTATCTATAAGTTTCCGTTGATATTCAAAAGGTGTATACAACATTTTACCTTTAACAGGATGCTGTATATAAAAATAGTTACTCATAAAGTATTCTGGGCCAGTTACTGGATCTGCGCAACGGGCAAATTCCATGATCTGGTCCTCAGTCATGTTGACTTTTTGATACGGACTCTTTATAATATTGTCATTAGGCTTTAACATATTAATTACTTATGTCACATACTTTACTTTTGAACAAAGATTATACACCAATCAGTGTATTACCGCTGAGTGTTATCCATTGGCAACACGCCATCAAGCTAATGTATTTGGGCCGTATTCAAGTGATTGAAACTTATCCAGACTGGATAATTCACAGCGAAAAACTGGCTCTCAATGTGCCCAGCGTGGCCATTACCAAGGAATACTTCAACTTCAAACGCCGAGTCAATTTTACCCGCTATAACATGTATCTGCGTGATCTTTATCAGTGTCAGTATTGCGAAGATACTTTTGATTTTGAAGATCTAACTATTGACCATGTAACGCCAATTAGCCGTGGCGGACGGACCGAATGGACCAATTGTGTGACCAGTTGCAAAGCTTGTAATTGGGCCAAAGCAGACAAACATAATGTACATCCAATTCGTAAACCATATCGTCCAGATTATTGGGCGTTGGCTGCGGCTTGGAAGCATAGCCCGTTTAGAGTAAAAGATCCTAAATGGAATCAGTATTTGGGTAGGAATCAGGCTGCTGCTTAGATTGGCCGCTCGTTTGTGAGCCAGGGCTTGCTAAACCAAAGTCGAAACCACTCTTCCGTACCAGGGCGAATATCATGTTTCTTCATGAGTTCGCCTTTTTCATTTCCAGTAACAGAAATATTGCTACCAGCAAAGCCCCGGTATTCTTGCATAACTGCACGATTGCCGATGCCAGCAAGTACTTTTAATTCTTGGATATCATTCATTTGCTTCTCTTGCTAGACAATAGGCCTTTATTTTTTCTTCTCTGTATCTAGTGAATATTTGTACTATTTGTTGGCAGGCTTCTAATGTAGGATAACTACGCCATTCTCTCCATTGATCGTCGCCAACTACAAACACCACTAAAACAAAAATATATTTCATTAATGTTCGCCATACGGAACAACTGGGCGATCATCATTGGGATTGTCTGGACCTGTCAGTTGCACCATGACTGTTTGGCTTCACCGTAGTATTCTCTGGCGAATCCATTGGCAATCAACATTGAGCGTAGGCTTTGCCCATCCAAGATCATGTCACCTAGCACACGACCACCAAACTTGTCCCAACCGTAGAGGATCACTTGGCGCTTGACTGATTTAGCCACAGCATTTTTTGTAAAAGCCGAGGCCTGCTCGCCGCGCTGTGCTTCACTTGGACACATAGCACGATGCCCTTTTTCTGGTGTATCAACTCCAAACACTCTAACTGACAATTGAGGCTTGAGAGGTGCTGGTAAAAATGGTGCAGCGATCACAACAGTATCACCATCTGTTACATTTAAAATTTGTGCGTCGTATGTTACACCTTGTGGTTGTTTTTGTGCAAACACTAATGCGGGCGTTAATAATAGAACAGCAAATAATTTTTTCATTGATTTTTCCTTTATGATTTTGTGTAAGTTGTTGCTACATTTTTTCCTACATTAGGACCAGAAGCACCACCTAACATGGCGCCCTGAGTATAAGCAACATTGTGAGTTTGTCCTGGTTTGCCTAACGCACCAGCGGTATCTTTGTAAGACATTCGTACCTGATTGGTTGGTGTCATTTGACCTTTGTATCCTGCTTGGGTATAAGTGCCACCTACTGTTGTTCCTGGTGCAACAGGGGTATCAACTGACACTTGGCCGGCACCAGTTTTGGCTGTAGAGAAATCTTGTGTTGCTTTGATATCTGCTCCGCCAACATTGGTTGAGACACTGGCTGAAGCTAAATCACCAGTACCAAGATTTCTTGTTGCAGCAATATTGGTGCCACCAATATCTGTTTTGGCTGTAACAGAATTACTGGCTTTGTCTGCTGTGACACTCGTGGTATCTCCAACATTGACAGTGGTCGGCGAGGGTTGTTCGTCAAGGATATCTAAATACCGTCTAAAGAATCTTGGATCAGTCATTACCAAGACCTACATGACCAATATCTAGCTTTCCATCTTGGTCCTGGGTTGTCACAGTTGTGTCTAGCTCTGAAACTCTTGCGACGCTTTGGGTTGCTTTTCTTGATACGCATGTTGGGATCACCAAACTCAACTTTGACAACATTGCCATTTGGTTTTCTTACATATACTTTTGACTTTTTGACATCACCCTTCATTTTCTTACCAAGAGGCACATTGCGTCCGCGGTATTCTGCTTCATTTGTTGGTTTAGCTGCTTGCATTTTTTGCCAGTCATCAAAGCTAGTGCCTGGGGCCACTTTGAGAAATTTTCTATCTAATGCAAATTTATCTAAGTCTGACATAGAACTACGGGAAATAGGTTTGCCTGTATGTCCCTGTCTTACTCTTTCTCTACCTTGTTCTAAATCTTGTATAGTTGCAGTTGCAGGCTGTTCGCCTCTTTCTATAGCGTCAAGGTCCCGAAATGCGTCTTGCGCTTGCTGACTCATTCCTTGCTGTTCTTCAAGATCGTCATCCGACGAATGATCCAGGTTAAATCTGCGAGCATCCTTTTTACCGTTGATAGGACTGGTAGAATCTTGGGCAGTGGGCATGTTTGAATCTTCTGTCAAGTATCCAACATGCGTTAAAATTCTCATCATTGTTTCGTCTGCTTCGATTACAATACCATCTTCCATTACATCAACAACATAAGTTTCTATTAGAGTTTCGTCTCTGGCAATTTCTAAATCAAAATAATCGCCTACTCGAGGATCATCGTATGATTCTTCTACTTGTTCAATGTATTCTCTGAGAGTTTTCATCGCTTGGTTCCTGGCACGGCTACAGGTGCTTTTGGTGCAGCTGGTTGTTTGGGTGCAACAGGAGCCTTGCCAACCGGACCTTCGTCGGGACTCGGGGGTGGAATACCTTTGTCTGCTGTATAAATGTCTGCTATACCTGTATCACCTTTTGGTCTCTTCGGATCAGCTTCTTTTACTAATACACTGTTATACAATTCTTCAAACTGTTCTTCCAATGATATTCCTTCAGCCATTGGATTATCGCCTAGCTTGGGCTTGTCGGCG